TGTTCGCGTTCATTGGATCTCACATGACATTATCAAGCGATTCGTTTGAATAATTCACGGACAATAGATCCTGGCGGAATGAGCTGATTCCATTCGCGTTCTTCTTGGAGTTCAATGAAAGAGTGATAAGTATGCAGGCACTCTTCACATCGCTTGGGATTGGATTATACCCTCCAGTGTATTCAATCGTGAAAATTGGCGGGAATGTAGGCACTTGGAGCGCTGTTTTTAGTACTAGACGGTTCTGGACTGCATAGAACTCTCCGCTTGATAGTGCTGTGTTATTTATCTCGATCGTCTGAGTTGAGTCGATAGGTGCTTCGAGGTAGAAGGTTCTTCCGAGCTCCATATCCATTTGTCTTGAATATGCTTCTGTCACTTCTTGCACTTCTGTTCTTGCCACCTTTGTGAGGTTATAGCCTATAAGGGAATCAAAAAATGCCTCCGCTGATGTGACAAGGGAGGCATCTATTGTCCCAGTCCCGAGTCAGGCGTATGTTTCGACTTCGGTTGTGGTTATGTAAGACATTTGAATTAGTTCTTAGGAGCTTCTGGAGCTGTTTCAGGCTCTTTCTTTTCTGCATTCTTAGGAGCTTCTGGAGCTGTTTCAGGCTCTTTCTTTTCCTTAGTTTTTGCGGCTTTTGTCTCAAACTTTTTAAGTCCGAGACTTTCAAGATAGCTTTCGTTCATTCTTGATTCCACGATTTCTCCTGGGACAATCTTCTCGTCTCCTTTTCCTGTTTCGATTTGACAGTATAGGACTGCATCGGTTGAGTTTACATATTGTGGCATTTTGTAGGTAGATTAAGAATACCGCCAAAAGCCCCGGGAGGGACTTTGGTGCGCTATCATCAAACTAGATGGTGATGTTGATTCCTCCTGCGACAAATCTTGACGCGTCTGTTGGAGCTGCTGCGAGTGAATCCACTGTCGCGAATCCTGCGTAGTAGTATCCTGCGATTCTCCATCCCTTTGTAGGAATTCGGAAGATTTCAATTGAGTAATCTCGATTGAAACCGTATTGGAGTGCGCTCTTGTGAACTGCAAGGAGTGTACCCTTTGTGTTGTTCGCTGGAGTTGATGCATCTACCTTTCCATCTGCATCGGATTTCTTGATGTATCGGTTTGTGAATACGTCTGATCCTCCGATGTTTGTCACTGCTCCCTTGATAACTGTAGAGCTCTGACCGTTCACGTATTGGTTCTTGAATTCATCCAATAGGATTGCCTTGTTGTAGGTTCCACGATCCATGAAGTATGCAACATCTTCTGGCATTGCTCCGTTCTCTCCGAGGTCTGCATACACGCCCATAATGTTCGCGAATGAGAGTGTTCCGATTGAATCTGCAGTTGCTGCGATTGCTGCCTTTCTGAGTCCGTTTGCTCCGAGGTAATAGTTCGTTGCAGCTGGAGAAACTCCAAGGGAGTTGATGTTTGCAGTTGATGCAGTGGTATCTCCGTTGATTGCAGTTGCAAGAATTGTTCGAGCTGCAGAAACTCCGAGCTTTCTTTGGAGTGTTGCTACAAGGTCGATAATGTTGAATCGTACCTCTTCGTCTGACACATCAATTTGGAAGTCGTACTTCTTTTGGTCGATTTGAACTGTCGCTGTTGGAAGCTTTCCAGTTGGTTGACCGAGCCAAAGAGCTGGACCACTTGAAGTCGTTGCTGTAACTTCGGCAGAGAGGTCGTGGAGACCGAGTTCTCCAAGAACTGGAACTTTCATGGTTTTGTCCATGTTTCGTCCGTGGAATCCTGTGAAGAATTGGAGTCCTGGCTCTGCATTCGGTGCAAGGTCTAGGAAGTCACTAGTTGTGATTGCTCCCTGGATGAGTTCTGCACCATACCCAGTGTTTCCGGTGTGAATTACTTCATTTGCCTTTGTTTCGAACAGTTTAGAGGAAACTGCCTTTGCTTCTGCTGCCTTTTCAACTGAGAATTGATTCTCGTTGAATCCTTCTGATTTCATTGCATCAGATAGAACTGATACGAGTGCTTCTGCGCTTGATACTGCTGAGATGCGTTTTGCTTCTCCTGTTAGAACGGTTGTTCTCATAGTTTTAAAGTTGGAATTATAATTGGTTGAGAATCGTTGCATTGAACGATTTGTCGGTTTTCGTTTCACTTCGAGGAGCTGAGTAGATTCCGTATGGAACTGCCTTTCTCGTTGTGTTTATGAGTGCTTGCTTTGCGGTATCGCTTGTGTCTATCATCTTTGCTTCTAAGTCGCTGATTTGGCTCTTTAGAGCTGATACAGTTGCAAGAATTGGCGCTGTAGCTTCACTCACGATTCGTTTCACTTCATCTTCGGATAGAGAACTAGGTGTTTCACTTGCCTCTGGTGGAGTGCTTTCATCTCCTTGCTCGTCCTCGGATTCGGCTGTTTTTGGGGTAATTTCACCCGCTTCTCCCTCCGTTTTTCCTTGTCACTCTCATTCTTGCGATTCTTGCGATTCCGTCAAGGAAGTGTCTGTTTGGTCGTCATTTGGCTCATCTTCTGCGCTCTTTGACTCAATAAATAGAGATTTCAAACTCTTTTCCATCGTGAATAAGCACTTAGGATTTGCAGGAACTGCAACGACTGAGATTTCAATCAAATCAAGCTCTGTGATTACTCTGATCTCTTTTCATTCGATAGTCTGCCATTGGTAAGCTTTTACCATAAATCCAATTGAGAATGCTCGCATGACTCCGTTCTTGATTTTATCAAAAACATTGTCTTCGTTGATAGATATGCGACACTTCACTTTGAGCCCATCTGTGACCCCGATTGTTGCCTCTTCAGTTACCCCGATTGGCTTGTCGTGATTGTGCTGGAGGAGGACTTGCGGATTCTTGAGATATTGCTCTAGTGACTTTGCGAAAGCCATAGGGTGAACGATGTCGTCATAGCGGTCGATATCTGGAGTTGATGCCATACCAGTAACGACTAGGCTTGTTTCCTCTGTTGCGATATCATCTTCTTTGATTTCCACTTGGAAACTCATCTTTTTTTGGATGGCAATGTTTTTGCCACTCTCAATAGACTTCTCAAGCAGGATTTGGAGTGCTGTTTTCATTTCTGAGTTGTTATGATTTACTTCTGAATTATAGCAGTGGTTTGCAAGTGTCAAAGAATGCGTTTTTTACTTCTCTCGTATTCTTGTTATCCAATTACCGTTTACCATTCAAAATGGTTTCGAATTCCATACTGGAGAAAGCGATTTAATCGTTGGAATTCATGGGTATTTATGTGCTACCGATTCAAGTACACATCACTTGACCCCTACTATTCTCGTTGTGCTTGTACATCTGCACCTGATGTCAATGGTGCTTGGTGCATACTGGTCTCATGTTCCTGGGAACTGATTCTTGAGTGGTATCCATCCAGCTGACTCGTTCATCGTGTGTCTCTTTCGCACCTTGTCATCGTGGCTTGTCTGCCATAGCTTTTCCATAATGTATCCCTCTTCCTCTGCAAGCACTCGAGATGGCTCGAAGCTTCAAAATCAATAAGCTCGCCCGATTTCATTCACGGCTATCAGCTTTGACCGTGATTTTGAAAATACAAATGGATCTGTCTCCCGTATTTGCTTTGCCACCTGTGTGTAAGATAATCACTCATCCACTCACTTTGCAATGATGTCTTTGAGCTCTGCAAGGGTTGTTTTCGAGATTGAGCCTTGTCGCTGTGACAGGTGGAGTTCTCTCATGTCTGTGAGATATTTGACCGCAGGAGACGCGTCAATATCGAATCTAATTGCGTATCATTCAGGCAGGAATTTGGCAAATCGTTTGATTGGTCCTGCAGCTCATCGCTTGATGATTTTCGGGAGAGCTATGAATAAGTAGTTCGGGACTTCTTCCCGGATTGAATCAAAAAAATCATCCACAAAGCTTTTGGATCGGTCTCGCTCCTCCAGCATTTTCGCGAACTCTTCTTTTTGCTTTTTGAAAATCTTGTAGATGTCTCGTGCTAGGATTCACTCTTGGGTGATCATGTACTTCTCATCCTCTGTTCTCATTCTTATACGGGATTAGTGAGGTCTTCTGGTGGGATTTCTGCAGGTATCTGCTCGAGTGGCATTCTTCCGCTTGGAACAAATAGAGAGTCTGCGAGAGGGTCTTCGTAGATGTCATATCCGATGTATTGGCGCGCCTCATTAGGTGTCCATACCCCCTGGGATACATTGCTTTGAGCTATTTTGGATTTCTGTTCGATGTCATCAATGTGAGTGTCATTAATAAGAAACTCTATCTTTGTTTCTGCAAAATCTTCCAAAATAAGAGTATCAAAAACACTCTTTAGCCACTTTTCGAGTGGTCTGATAGTGTTCTCTATGAACTTCGTGTATTGCTGGGTTGCATTTGAGAAATTGACTCATTCAGTGTACCCGAGTTGGACTTTAGGAACTCCAAGGACTGCACATATCTTTTCTGTCGCATATTTTCTGCGCTCAGTGTTCTGCATGTCTGCTCCGCTGTCTGACACCCTCTCTATTGATTCAATCCCCTGTGTTCCGATTACACGGTGCTTGTTGGCTCATCCTTTGAGCTGATTGCGCACTTTGTCGATGATTTCTTGCATGACTCGCTCAGGTGTTCCTGGTGCGAATTTGTAGATAGCTGGAGGGAGTCATGAAGTGAAGAAATACTCGTAGTTCATGCGGTTTGCCTGCTCATCTCATAACACATCAAGCCGAACAGATTCGAGCGGACTCATGAAGAAAATCCCGTCATCTTGGTCGAGTGTCATCCCGACATGGAGAACATCATCTGCACCCAGTTGGAGCTCTTGTGTTCGCTTTGGGAGTCGGACATTGTATCCGATAATTTGGAAGTCTGTAGTGGCTCGAATGCTCACATCTCGAGTGTTCAGTACCTGGTATCCAACGACTTTTCCTGCTTCGTTCCTGCGCTTCATAATGAAGCAATTCCCCGATACCGTGAGATTGTAGATGATCTGTCTTTTCAGGTAGTCAAATCATCCGCTTCCTGCATCGAATGCATAGTACATATCATTCGTGTCTGTCCGAGGTATTTCCCGATTTCCTGTTTGGAATTTCTTTGCAAGATACCATCCACCCTTTGCAGCTGTCTGGTCAAGTTCTCGAATACACGATACAATGTCCGCGTTGTTTCGCGCCATGTAGTAGTAAGTCTGGAATCATGCTGCGATGTTTCCGTTCTCGTAGTATGCTTTCCCGTCTGGAGATACCCACCCAGTTGAGAGTGCTACACCTGTTCCTGTTCCTGATGGCGAAAATCAGTTCTTGCTCGCCTTAATTTCAAATCAGAATATTCTCATAAATTTGGATTATTTTTCTTGATTTTATCAAAAAACAAAAGTTATACAACGGAGTAGATAACACCCGAAGTGTTCATCGAGTATACCATTGCATCCACCAAGTCATCTTTGACTCATTTTGTCGGAAATTTCAATAATTGATCCTGGAGTGTTTCAGTTCATTCAATAAAGAACACGCGCTGTCGTGTGAATCTCCCCTCGTGCTCTCGCAGTCTTTCCACCTTGTCTTTTTTTGCTGATATAAGGTTCACGATGAGTTCTTTATCTTGTAATGCTCGCCCGATGATCTGCCCTCCATTGTTCGTTTCAATGTTGATTGCTTGTGCATTGTACCTGTGATAGAGATTGAAAACAAAATCGACAACTTTCACTTCATTCTTGTCCTCTCACTCAAATTCGAATGCATCAATAATGAATCTCTCCTCTCAGAAATGTGCAGTGACAACGACTGCAAGTGAGTCTGAGTTTGTTTTGAGCGAGAAAGCCGGGTCAATACCGATATAGACCACGGAATCATCAGGCCATTCACTTGCGTGCAGTATTTGGCTTTTCTTGATGATTTTCTGCCCGTTCATGTACGGAATCAGCTTATAATTCTGATTGAACGCAATCTCTCCATCATCCTCCAGTTGATTCACTATGTCTTCTGTGAATACTTCGTGCCACACATTCACTCCATCCTCAGTGATTAGTGGTTGCGAGAATATTTTCCAAAAATTCGATTTCTCAAACGAATCGCAAAATCTTGGAACTACTCCATCCTCTAGGATCACATTCCCGAGAAAAATTACACGCCTTCGAAGTGGGTCAAGTGCTCCTATTGTTTCTCACAAAATCTTGCGTTCGTTCTCTTTGATAATATCGGAGTTTTTCACAGATGAGTCCGTGTCGATGTCATCAAGAATGAGCAGTGTAGGTCTTTGCGGTGTCTCTCATACATCTGAGTTCGCTCCTCGAAGTGTCTGACCGAGGGATTTACTCATAATCTTGCTACCATTCAGGAGCTCGAAGTCTTTCAGTGACTTCTTCGTCATCTCCTCTCGTTTCGCTTCAAATGGGAATAATTGCCCATAGTCGTTGACAATTGCTTTTTTGGATACAAGTATGGCAACCTGTCGCACCCATTCTGCAGAGGCTGTGTCTTCGTATGATTGCACTACCTGAAAGGGCTCTATCTGATAAATGGCGCACCATGCAGAAAATCCACGAACTATCGTTGTCTTTCTGGATCATCGGAATCACTTAATTAGTACATTCTTACCGTTCTGCAGTTCCCACATCCATTCAAGTTGCCACATCTTCATGTGTTTCCATCCGAAGTAATAAAAAAAGAAGGCAGGAAAGCTTTTCCGGAATGTTGCAATCCGAAGCTCCTTGCTCTCTTTTAGTTTCCCCATTGCCTGCAGGAACAACTTCATCTTGTCCTTTTGGCTGGTTACTTTTTCTTTTTTTGTGGTTTTGCTTTTCATTTTTCTGGTGAGAATAACTGAGATATCCACTCTGCATCATCCTCGACTTCTGGTGGGTTATGTTCAAATCATACGATTGTCTTGGTTTCGGTTATCTGTTTTGCCTTCCCTATTCCTCGGTCAAGCATCCTCTCAATTATATCGAATCATTTTCATGATAACATGTTCTTTATAAGAATACGAATAAGCATTGGCTTTGACTTATCCTCTAAAAGTTTCTTTAGTTCAGATTCTGATAACTGTAGGAGATTCATGTAATTCAACTCAATATCATTTTTGGTTGCTGGTTCATATCATTGAGCTTTTAATTCACTATTTACAAGTGAAATACCTTTTTTTGGTCTTCAATACGGATTAGCAGTTTCCCCTTTTTCGAGCAATCGAATCATTCACCCCTTGCCTCATTTTACCATTCTTGCCATATTCGTTGAATTATCGTTGTATAAGAACTCAATTCTTTTTAATTACAAGTGAAGAATCAAGTTTTTTCATTCGGTCAATTATCACTTGGCAGTATTTTGGATTTAATTCAATTCAAAAGCATTTACGATTCAATTGATTAGCTGCCGCCATTGTTGATCATGAGCCTAGAAAAAAATCAAGTACAAGTCAACCATCAGGACAAGAGGATTTTATAGCTCTTTCACATAAAGCAAGTGGTTTTGGTGTTGCATGTCAGCCAGTTCCTTCTCTTTCTGTATTGCTTGTTCTCTCAAAGTGCCAAACATTATTTTGATTGTCGTGTGTATTATTGAAATATGCACGAGTTGAATAGTACTCTTTTTTGATTTCGTCGTACTCTTTTTTGAAAGCGTCAGTTTTACTGCCTATTTCTTGAAGTTTTTGGTATTCTTTCTGAGTTGGAAGTCTCCATTGTGATTTTGAAAAATAATGTTTTCACATTTGATTTCAAAGGTACTTATTCCAATCGTTTTTATTGCTGATTTTAGCCCATTCTCAAACAAGATATAATCTTATCGGTTCCCATCATTCAAAATGATTATCAGAATTATTATTAAATCATTGTACTCAGCACATCACAAACAAGCACTTTTCATCTGCTATTGGGTACATTCTGAAATCTTCCGAGTTCTGTCATTGCCCAGATCATTTATCCCAAGTAATAAGATTTCTAAAAGTTGCCTTCTGTGTCTTTATATATGGCTTCAAAATGTTTGAGTAAATATCCATAAGAGGCTCGTCTATCCCCCAGCAATAGAAAGAACCGTTGTCTTTAAGAAATGAGAATTGTAGAGCAATCCAGTCATTGTTGAATTGTAAAAGGTTGTCAAAATTCAGATTGTCATTCATTACTCATTCGTTTTCCTTTTTCATTCAATAAGGTGGGTCATTATGTCACATATCAGCCTTCTCTCCATTCATCAGTCTGTTCACATTATCTATGTTTGTAGAGTCTCCACAAAGTAAACGGTGATGTCATATTTCAAATAAATCTCCAAGTACAATATCGGTTTTAATTTCTTCATCAACTTCAAAATCATCCTCTTTAACATGATGTTCTTCCTCATCTATAAAATCCATGTCAAGACCCCACTGTTCAAGTTTTTCAGTATCCCAATCATTTGCAAGCATATCAAAGTCCCATTCTCCAAATCCAACATTGTCCTTGATGATGAACTCTCTCTGCTCATCCTCCGTAAGCTCACTTGCTTTAATCACTGGAACTTCTTTGATTCCAAGTTCCTGGATTGCCTTCAGGCGCATGTTCCCTCAAAGCAC